CCGCCCCGGTGGCGCATGGCGTCGTTGAGTTTTACCAGGCCGATCTCCCCGGTGAAGGCGACATGGGGGGCGCAGCAGGCGCAGACATCGCAGCCCTCGATGGTGACGATGCGCACGTTTTCCGTCAGCGCCAGCTTGCTGCGGTAGTCCAGGGCCTCCAGCTCCGCCGGGTCCGGGGCTTTCGTTGTAGGCCGGAAAGCGTTTCTCCCGGTTTTTTCCTTGACAACGGCCTTTGCAACCTTGCAAGCCTCCCTTGCGTTTTCGGCGTTGACAAAGATATGATGCAGAAATTCATGCTGGTCCCGCTTAATCCAATAAAAGACTTGATAAGACTTTTTCATAGCATTTTCTCCTTTCGCCCTGCCATCATCAGCACCGGTGGGGCAGTTCCGGCGGACGGCCCTGGGGGCCGTTTCGGCTTATCCGTTGTAAATCAGCCAATCAAGGAAACCGTTATAGCCTTGCCATTCGTTCCTATATCGATGGTACAGATCAACCATTTCCCACGCCTCCGGGATGTTCCCGGTATGAGCGGTATACAGGGCGGTGGCCTCTTCCAGGGTTTCATATTTCTTTTTCATGTTCCGTTCTCCTTTCCGGGGCCGGGGGCCGTAGCCCCCGGCAAGTTTGGCTTAGAACATTTCGTCGTCCTCGATTTCCTCAATGTTGACCACGATCACGTCCTTGTTGGTATCGTTCATGTGAACACGGGCCATCCGGAGAACGTTCACCTCATACAGGTTGTTGAGGTCGGCCAGGATAAGCTCCCTCATGCCGTTGTACTCAAGGACCTCGCCCATCGTTACGTTGACGATACGAACCAGATCGTCCTCGGCGTTGTTCCGAACCATAGCCTGGAGGACCAGGTTTTTCATTTGCCCCATTTCCATCGGGTAGAACTTGGTGGTGCGCTCCTTGTAACCGTAGTTGGAAAGTTTCATTTTATTTACCTCCGTTTATTTTGGTTTGGGTTGTTTCCCTTCCCTTATCTTGATTACATTATACCTCCCATGCGGGTGGAAATCAAGTCGTAATAATGCACAAATTTACACCCGTATGAGTGTCTATTTTGCCGGGTTGACAAACCCACCCGCACGGGTATAAAATAAATATCAGGAGGTGCGTACAATGGCAAGGCGTATGAAGGTATCCGACAACATGACCAAAATAGACACGATGTGCATTGAGCAAGGAATAAGCCGGACAGAGCTGGCGGAGCGTAGCGGCGTCCCCAGGCGGACCCTTGAGAATTGGAGCATGAGGACCCGGCTCCCCCGTGACGTTTACCAGCTTTACAAGGTTGCCCAGGCCCTGGGCTGCAGCATTGAGGACATAATGGAGCCGGAGCCGCAAGAGGACGGCCAGCCGGAGGCCCAGGACACCCCTGCCCCGGAGGCGCAACAGGAAAGCCCGGAGGGATAGACCCTCCGGGCATAAGAATAGGCACCCGGCCACAAGGCCGGATGCCTATTTTCTTTTACCGCTTTTTCAGCAACGGCAGGGACAGAACGAACACAGGACCAACGAAATAAATCGTTGCCCGGTTCGTCTGGCCCCCTTTTGGTGGAGAGCAAGAGGGCTTATACGAACCCTCCGCCCCCGCCACGGCCTCCGCCTCCAGGACCAGCGCAAGGTCCACGGCGGACCCCCTACCCGAATAGTTGAACGCTATACGGATATGATCGTCCCACAGGAAAACAGCGTTTACAAGGGAATCAATAACCTTTCGCCTAAAGGCGACGTCGTCCACGTTGCCGCCCCGGAATTTTTCAAGCCAATAGATCACGAAGTCCCGCTCTATATGAGTGAGGGACGCCTCCTCCCGGCAGATTGCATTTTCAAGCCGGGACCCCTCGGCCTCCAATTCCAAAAGCAGATTTTGGGTTGAGGCCGTAATGATACCGGCCCTGATCGCCTTTAGAACGTTATCGATTTCCCGCTTGTTTTGGGCCAGATTATCCCGGAGGCCGCAAAGGACGGCGGAGTTATTTTCCCGCTCCTGGTAGGCCATGACAGAATCGGCCACCCATTGCAGAACATCATCCCGCAGGACGTGGTCCAGAGTAGCCTGGACCACAGCCCGCTCCACGGCGTCCCGGACAACGTTTTTCTTTTCGCACCCGCCGCCGGTCCGCCGGTTTTGGCAGACGTAATAATAGTGAAGCCCATTCCTGCCGGTCCCGGATATACCGACCATAGGAGAGCCGCAAGGCCCACAAAACAGCTTACCAGTAAGCATATACTCCCCGTTTTCACGGTGCCGCCCTTGAGGATTCTTTTTTGTTTTCAACCGTTCAGCCACCTCCAAGAAAAGGGCCTTGTCCACGATGGAGGGCATACCGCCCTCCACCCGGACATCCGCATAACGGTAAACCCCTATATAGGATTCATTGTGCAGCAGGGCATGGAAACTATTCTTTTTCCACAAGCCGCCCCGTTTGGTATGTATACCCCGCCCGTTTAGGTCGTTGGCGATTTCCACGAAGGGGACCCCCTCGCCCACCCGGCGGAATATTTCACGGACCACCTCGGCCTCCGATTCAACCACAGCATACCGCCCGTCCGGCCCCTTGCAGTAGCCCAGGGGCATGGACCCATTATTTACCTTACATTCCAGAGCATTAAAGCGCATACCCCTCTTGATATTTTGGGAGAGGTTGGCGGAGTAATACTCGGCGGACCCTTCCAGCACGGACTCCAGCAGGATGCCCTCCGGGCCGTCCGGGATTGATTCTTTAGCGTAGATCACCCGGACCCCGTGACGCTTGAGCCGGTATTTATAGGTGGCCGAATCATAGCGGTTACGGGCAAAACGGTCCACCTTCCAGGTAAGCACATAAGCCCACCGGCCCCGCTCGGCGTCCTTGAGCATTTTCTGGAATTGGGGCCGCTTATCATTGGTGCCAGAGATTGCCCGGTCTGCGTAGACCTTGACAACCCGTAGGCCGTTAGACCGGGCATAAGCCTCGCAGTCCGCCACTTGCTGCTCGATTGACACATCCCTTTGAGCGTGAGAGGAATACCGGGCATAGACCACACAGTCCTGCAGAGGGGCCTCCGGCGGCATTTCTTGACGGCCCATAAAGGCACCCCCTATTCAGCAGAAACGTCCTCGGTTTCCCCCGTTTCAAGATTCACCGTATAGGATTTAAGCAACTCCCCGCCACCCAAAACTTTAGCATCATGTTCCTCTTTGTCGATATATTCATGAACGCCGATACTCATAACCCCGCCCGAAACATTCATAACGGAGGTTGTTTTTAGGCCGAGATTCACAGCTATATGAATTTCATCATCAGAGGAAAAATAGGTGTTATAGTATTCTGTTGCATGGTCTACTATATTTTCAGCGGAGTAGAAAACGAGGACCCGCCATTTCCCCGTTACATCATTCCTCACGTTTTCATAGAACGTTGTACCGCCTAAAGCATCATCAAGGGCCTCCCTTGCGTCCGGCTCCGGCCCGGTTTCGGCTGGCGGCTCTTGCGTTCCCGGTGCAGAATCAGCCGGGGCCTGGGACGTAGACGGCTCCGGCGTGACAACCGGCTCCTGTTCAGTTTCGCCCTTTTGGGTTTCAGCCGGAGGCGGCGGCGCATCTGACGGCCCCGCATCCGTAGTGCCGCCGCCGAACAGGCCAGTCCCGACAGCCCCCACAAGGCTCACGGCCACCACCCAAAACCACCACTTTTTATAAAGCGGCTTTTGTACCTTTTCTTTCTTTGCCATAATCAAACACTCCTTTTAATTTTGCCGCCCCGGTATTGCTGCCGGGGCGGCTTTTTATTTGTTTTCGGACCCGCCATCGTAAATTATGAAAATCAGCGGTACCGGGATATGTAGGCGGCTCCCGTTTCCGCCCCCGCCGTTTCCTTTTCGGCGTCTTCTTTTTCAATGGCCTCCAGCCTTGCCATAAGTTCCCGGTTTTGCCTTTCCAGAGCCGCCACCTTTTCAGCCAGGGCGGCGTCGGTACCGGGAACGTCGTCGGTGGGGGCGTTCAGCTTTTCGGCGCAGCTTTGCACGAATTGGATAACGGCGTCACGGGAGGGCTTTTCCAATTCCAGAAAAGCGGAAACCACAGATTTCACGGACGGTATATCCCCCTGCAGTATTCCCCGATCTTTCAAGAGCCGGTCCAGCGGCTCAAGTTCTTTTTCCGGGTAAACAGGACCCTCGCCGTTTCGCAGCCATTCCTCACGGACACCAGACACCCGGCATATATCCCCGATTGTGCGGTCGCTCGGAGACTTTTTCCCGTTGCACAGGCTAGATACAAATTGCGGCGTCACATTCAACCGGCTGGCCCACTCCGTTTTTGTTTTTCCGCTTTCATGGATTAGAGCGGCAATCCGGCTATTGATTGTTTCCATACCAACACCTCCTAAATATATTTTACCACAAACAAGCGAAACCGTCAAGGAAAAAGTAAACTCAGTTTCAAAAAAGGTCTTGACAAAGAACCTCAGTTGATTTATAATGAAACCAGGTTGATAAAGAAAGGAGGTAAACACGATGGAGAAAGCCAAGTACACCACGGCCCAGGGCCTGGAGGTTGAGCGGCTCCTTAACGCCATTGAGAGCGTACCGAAGGAGAAGCAGCCCATTATGGCGGTGCTTGCGGAGGCGTTCATTAACGGAATGAAAGCCCAGGACAAGCTGGTCGCCGCCAGCCGGTCCACCGCCAGCGGCTGACAGGGCGGCGGAGCCGCCGCCCACCATGCACCTTGACAATCAGGACAAGCCAGAGAAAGGAGGTGAACAGGATGAACAAGGAAAAAACATTCAAAAACGCCAGAAAAACCATTGATTTCCTCGCGGAAGAAGGGCTGACATTCCAGGAGGCAAGCGAGGCAGTCCAAATGATAAGAGCGATTTTTCAGGTCTTGAGAAACGAGGCAGCTAGAAAGCAGGAAAAAACCGCCCTTGCAGACATCACAAGGGCGGCGGAGATTTCCCTCACGCAGGAGGGGACGCTTGGTGTTACAGAATGATTTTTAGAGTGTCAACCAAATCGTTGTCCTCGCCAATGTTAGAAAACTGTTTCAGCGCAATAACAAACTGCTGCTCCAGGTACTCCAGTTCATCCAAATGCAAATCTTTGTCCGGATAGATTCTTTCCGGAATACCATGTTCCAAGGCATAGCGCAGTTTTTCTCTTGCGTAGGACAATGCGAGGTCGTATCTGACACAATTCAGATCATGTTCCATTTTATTCACCCCCTTCCTCCGCCCACATCATACCACAGGGCGGAGAAGGGGGCAACCACAAGAAAGGAGGCCATGAAGATGAACACGGCCAAAGTAAAAAACTACAACCCCGAGCAGTTAGCGAACGCAGATTACCTTTTCAAGGTGCTTTCGGCCTTGCCGGAGGACAAGCAGCGGACTGTAACCATGGTGGCGAACGCTTTCATGGAGGGCATGAAAGCCCAGGAGCGTTTTTCCGCCAGCCGTGCCGGGGCCTAACCGCCCCGGTCATAAAAAGGAAGGAGATAGGCAGCATGACACAAGCCGAAACAGGCGCAGCCCATAAGATTCTTGATTGCATTCTCCAGGACGAATCAATAAAGGGACTTGGGCCAGATTGCGTTATTGGCGCACTCCGGGGCGTGATTAAGGCTATTGAGGATGCAAATCCAGAGAAACCCACAGCCGACACACCGAAGGTGAGCAAACAGGCCATGAAGGCCGCCAGAGAGTACATCGGGGCCAGAATTGCGCTTGCGCTTTGGGTATCGCCCCAGGAAAAGAAGGGCCTCCAGTCTTTGGGCTACGACCCGGAAACGCTGATTTGCATTGAGCGTTTCAATGACGAAACCGTTTTCCTGCAAGCACGGTATGCCGGTCCTATTTGCCTGAGCAGAAAGGACGGCGGCGGACGCAAGGACTGCCGCACCCCAGTAGCTAAAAACGAGCTTTCCATCTATGAGAAAGAGGCAACCCGTTTTATGGCGGATCTGAAGAAAACGAGGTAACACCATGAACGAAAAAGTTTGTACCTTGAGCGTAGATCACGCCATCCGGATCGCAAAGATCATTGCCACCGCCCCGGTGGCCCGGATGCCTATGATTACCCAGCTTTTCCAGCAAGCCTCCGTTGACCTTGAGGGCCTGGAGGAGCTGATCGAGAACAGCTCCCTCACCAGCCAGACCCAGCTTGTGGACACGGAGGACTTTATCCGGGATCTGACCACGGGCCGGGAATTGACGGCCAGGGGCTACCTGTTCACCCCGGACGAATTTAACCGCTTCTGCCTTGAGCGGAACCTCCAGCCCCGGCTGGTAAAGCGGCATCTCTACGCCGCCGGATACATTGAGGCCACACAGGAGGCCAACGGGAAAATGAACTATTCCATTACCGTTTGGACCGGCGAAACGGCACAGAGGCGGATCGCCATCAAGGCCCAGCGGGAAAGGCCGGGTGGCCAGCGTGAAAAATGAGCCTAAAGCGGTGCCAGCCGGTAACACGGTACATATTGACCCCGCACGAATCCCGCAACACACTAAGCTCCAGATTGGGGCAATTTTCTACCAGGCTTTTATGCGGGACTACGAAACGCCGGAATTTCAAGAGTGTTACCGGCAATGGCAGCAGGAGAGAGCGGCCACAGCCGCAAAAGAAAAGGAGATCACAACATGAAACAGATTCAAGTGAGAAAGGTCCCCTATGGCGAAACCTTCTCCGTTTTCGGGGACAAGTTTGTCGCCCTTGACTACATAAGCGGCAACGTCCTGGTGATCCGTAAGGAGATTTGGAAGACCGCCCCCTTTGATACCGGCGGCATCAACGACCTCCGGACGGCCAGCATTACCGGCCATTTGGTCGAGTATTTCCTCGGCCTTTGCAAGCAGGGGGCCAGTGACGACACCATCCCCATGAACGTTATCGACCTCAAGGCCACGGACGGCTCCAGGGAGTACGGCACTTTCGGAATGAGGGCGGGGCTGCTGACCTTGGAGCAATACGGCAAATATCAGGATATTATCCCGCTTGCGGATGATTGGTGGTGCCTTGCGACACCCTGGAGGACACCGAACCCCGGAGGGCTCCGCTCCCCGTACCCCTACCGCACCAACTTCGTGTGGTTCGTCTACACCGGTGGCGACTACAACGACTACGATGCCACCATCACCTCTGGCATCCGCCCCGCTTTGTACTTCACCTCTGACCTCTTGGTCTCTATTGAGGATGAAGGAGAGGAAGACGCCGCCGCCGATGAAACGGCCCTTTACCGGGAGTACCGGGCATACGTCAAGGATTGGCTGGAGGGGAACGCCGACACAGGTAAATCGCCCCTGAGCTACGAAGACTGGAAAGCCGACTAGCCATGCAAACAGATTACAGAGACATTCTGCTGGCCATTGCCGCCGCCGCCCTGATTCTTTGCGCCGTAGTAATCGCCACGATGGAGCCACCGGCGGCGGAGGCCCCGGCGGATACCAGGCCACCGGCCCAGGCTACGGCCCCGGCAGGGCAAGAGACGGACGCCCAGGACAAGCCCTCCGCCTCCGACCTTTGGAGCGACGACGGCTCCCTGCACCGTATCAAGCCCCTGGACGTTGACCTCGACGCCGAAACCCAATGGGCCATATATGAGGCTTGCGGGTATGACCCCGGCCTGTTTTCCCTTGTGATGGCAATAGCGGAGCATGAAAGCGAATTTCAGCCGGACCTCCAGGGGGACAACGGGCAGAGCATCGGCATGATGCAGATCAACACGAAGTGGCACACAGGCCGGATGGAGGCCCTCGGCGTTACCGACTTGACCGACCCGGTTCAGTGCGCCGCCGTTGCCATTGACTACCTCCGGGAGCTTGAGGCCCGTTATGGGTTTGAGCCGGAGAGCCACGAATTGTGCCTTGCATATAACATGGGACCATCCGGCGCAAGAAAAGCACTTGCAGATGGGATTACAAGCAACAACTATAGCGAAAGCGTTTTGTCCACATACCAAAACTATCTGGCAGAAATAGGGGGACGCACATGGTCGGATTGATAGAATGGCGGGATATCCCAGGCTATGAAGGACGGTATCAGATAAGCTCCGACGGCCAAGTAAAGAGCCTGTATAGGCGTGTTGTTGACCGAAACGGAGGGACCAGGACTATTCGTGAGCGGATATTAGCACCCAAAAAGTGCGGGTATGGCTATCTTGCTGTCGCGATGCGCCCGGAAGGTACAAAGCGTTTCAAGAACTATTACATTCACAGGCTTGTGGCTATCTCCTTTTTAGGCCCCGCCCAAAGCGGTTTTGAGGTCAACCATAAGGATGAAGACAAAGAAAATAACGATGTTTCAAACCTTGAATGGATACCCAAAAAAGAAAACTTGAGCTATGGAACCAGGGAAAAGCGTTGCTCGGTTAGAGGGTTGGAGCGTTCCAAACGCATCATCGCCATTAAAGACGGGGTTGTTGTAAAGGAATATAGCTCCTTACACGATGCGGCGAAGGATGGATTTTCCCGCTACCACATCAAGCAATGTTGCGAGGGTGCGGCGAAAGCGCACAAAGGATACCGATGGGCATACAAAGAAGCCGCCCCCGGCGTTACCAGCACCGAGAGCGGCGGGGCGGAGTAAACCGCCATCTTGAGACAACCCCATTATAGACAACGGAAAGGAGGAAGTCAAGCCGTGAAAATGGCCTTGCAGGGGACAACCCTGCGGATTAAGGACGCCGACAACGTACAATTCACGGTCATAAAGAGCTGGAACAAGATGCGCTGGGTAAAGAAGCTCCAGGAATTGCAGGGAACGGCGGACCTTGAGCTTTTGGACCGCCTCGCCGGTTTGGTCCGGCTCCCCCCGGACATTGACCGGCGGCGGTCGGAGCTTAGAGCGGTACAGGACGCCGTGGACCGGCAGCGGGTAGAGGAACACCCGGCCCCCCTTTTCAAGTTTCCCGTGAAAATGCCCCTTTACGCCCACCAAACCAGGGGCGCAAATATGGCCCTTATCACTTTTGGATGGATACCGCCAGAAAGGAGCGTGAAAGCATGACCCAAACAAAAGGCGTGGTTTACCTCGCCGGACCCATCAGCAGCAACCTCGACGGCTACCAGCGGGAATTTTCCTTTGCAAGGGAGCTTGTCAAGGGAGCAGGGTACACCCCGGTCGACACCGCTTTTCTCCCCCTGGGCCTCAAAGAAAACGACTATATGAGGATTTCCCTTTCCGTTTTGGAGGCGGCGGACACGGTGGTGGCCTTGAAGGGCTGGACCCATAGCCAGGGGGCGCAGATTGAGTGGGCCTACGCCCAGCGGACCGGCAAGCGGCGGTTGACCCTCGCCCAGTTTTGCGAGGAAAACCACATCCGCACCGCCCTGGTAGACCCGGAGGGCGCAAGCAATGAAAAAGCAGGATAAGCGCAAGGCCCCGGCGGAGGCCTCATCCAAAGGAATGAGCATTGACGCCATTCTTGAGCGGCTGGCCGATTTGAAGGACGTGGCCCTCTTTCTCCAGAAACCAAGGGACGACCCGGATATTACGGAAAGCCGGGTGACAGCTTGCGAGGCCGCAACGGACATTTTGACCGCCCTGCAGGATGAAGGGATAAACGATCACGAACAGGTCCGGGACCTGATTCACGATTACAACGCCCTGGCGGAGCAATACCAGAGCCTCCACCAAAAATATGAGGTTGAGGACAAGCCGGTCCGGCTCGGCAACACCTTTATTTGCCCCGCTTGCAACCGGCAAATACGGCAGCTTTACGCCGCCCATTGTTGGAGCTGCGGCAAGCGGCTGGGATGGAGGTGACAGGATGCCAGCAGGGATTATTTACAAGATCACCAACACCAAGAACGGGAAGGTGTATATCGGGCAGACCACGCACACCCTCCGGGACCGTTGGCGGCTCCATTGCGCCAGAAACAGCACTTGCAGCCTTTTGAAGCGAGCCATCCTGGAATACGGCAAAGATGCCTTTATCATGGAACAGGTTGACACAGCCGAAAGCCGGGAAGAGCTTAACCAAAAGGAAATGGCCTGGATTGAGCGGGAAAACTCCATTCACCCAAACGGCTACAACGTAGACAAGGGCGGATACCATATTCAGTATACCCAGGCGGCCAGACAAAAAATGTCCGACAATCATGCGGATGTAAGCGGGGAGAATAACCCCATGTTTGGGACGCACCACGGGGAAGATAGTAAACGCCTGATTTCTTCCAGGCTTTCCGGCAAGTACACAGGAAAGGCAAGTTTCAATCATAGGGCGGTTATCAACCTTGACACTGGGGAACGTTTTGCCACGGCCACAGAGGCGGCAAAAGCCTACGGTGTCACGGTTAGTACCCTTACAAAAACTTGCAGGGGAGTACAGCAGCGCACGGCAGGGCATAGATGGGCTTTTCTTGAAGGAGGTGGTGCCATATGACAGCTGCAAAGATCGCCCCCGGAACGGGGAAAGGTTTCGGTTTGCTGTTTGAATAGAAATGGGTTGCGGGAAAACCTTGACAGCCAT